ATGTACCCGATACTCATCGACGGCCCCGCCGTCGAGCCCGTCACGCTGGCCGAGATGAAAACCTACCTGCGCGTCGACGACGATCAGGAGGACGAGCTGGTGGCCGGATTGATCAAGGCCGCCCGCCTCATGGTGGAGGCAGCCTCCCGCCGGATCCTCGTGGAGCAGCGCTGGCGCGTGATCCTCGACCGTTGGACCGAAGGCGGCGCAGTCATGCTGCCGCTCTCGCCGTTGATGGGCCTCGAAAGCATCAGGGTTGTGGGTCAGGACGGCACGGCGACGGAGATTGCGCCGAACGCCATCGAGACCGACCCCATGAGCGATCCACCCCGCATCGTCGTCTCGCCCGCGCCGGAACCGGGACGGCCGAGAGGAGGCATCACCATCGATCTGCGGGCCGGGTTTGGAGCAACGCCCGACACCGTGCCGGCAACCTTGCGGCTTGCGGTGAAGATCCTGGTCGCGCGCTGGTTCGAGAACCGGGGCGACGTGACCGGCGAGCAGACCCTCCCGCCGGAAGCCCTCGCGCTCATCGCGCCGTTTCGGCGGACGCGGATCTAACGCCTCCCTCATCCTGAGGAGCCGCGCAAGCGGCGTCTCGAAGGTGGATCCAGTGCGCGCTGGAGACGCCTCTTCGTCGAGATGCTTCGCTCATCAGGATGAGGCTGCGTGTCGTTTCTCAGATTTACCACTCGGTCCGCTTCCCCGCGATGACCGCGACCGATCAAGATCATTGTTTCTGCCGAGACTTTCATGAAAATCAAATCACTGCCCATCGGCGCACGCTCGCGCCGGTTCGTCATCGAATTGCCGCTGGAGCACCCCGACGGCTTCGGCGGGGTGATCCGCTCCTACGCGCCTGGACCGCAGGTCTGGGGCGCGATGGAGATGCTGTCGGGGGACGAGCGTGTGCGAGCCGACAGGCCCGAACAGAGCCTTACCCACCGCATTACCCTGCGCTACCGCGAGAGCGTGACGGGCGCCATGCGCCTGACCTCGGGCCTTCGCCGCTTCGCCATCAAGGCCGCGTCCGATCCCGACGGATCACGACGGAATGTTGTGTGCCTGGTCGAGGAGATCAGGGCATGACGAGCCCGGTCCTGGCGCTGCGCCGCGCCATCCTTGACCAGGCAGGCGCCGACGCGGAGCTGATCGGCCTCATGGGCGGCGCGTTGCGCCTTCACGACGAGCCGACCCGCGCGGCGGAGCCCGTTTATGCCCTGTTCGGCGACGTGACGGCCGAGGACTGGTCCACGGATTTCGACCGCGGTCACGAACAAGCGTTGAGCGTCGTGGTCTGGGCCGCCCGAGGAAGCGCCCGCACGGCGCTGGCAGTGGCCGAACGCTTCGCGGCGATCCTCGACGATGCGCCGCTCGCCCTCGAGGGACACCGCCTCGTCAACCTGCGCGTCACGGAGCTCGCCTCCACACGAGACAAGGACACGCAGCTCACCCGTGTGAGCTTAAGCCTGCTCGCCGTGACGGAGACGGCGTGACGCTGCCGCGCACGACACATTTAACCGAAAGGAACTTTCGATGCCTGCTCAGAAGGGCAAGGACCTGCTCATCAAGATCAGCGACGGAGGCACGGGTTTTGTTGCCGTAGCGGGGCTCCGCACGCGACAGATCGCGTTCAATGCCGAGACCGTCGACGTCACCAATTCCGAATCCGCCGGACGATGGCGCGAATTGCTGGCGGGCGTCGGCGTGCGCCGCGCCGGGATCACCGGATCGGGCGTGTTCAAGGACGAGGCGTCGGATGCGCGGGTGCGCCAGGCGTTCTTCGACGGGGACATCCTCACCTACCAGATCGTCGTGCCGGATTTCGGCCGCATCGAAGGCCCGTTCCAGATCACCAGCCTTGAATACCGTGGGGATCATGCGGGCGAGGTCACGTTTGAGATGGCGTTCGAGTCTGCGGGCGCAATGACCTTCGTGGCGTAGTAACCACCCATAGTCGCTCGGTGCCTGCGCGGGGAGCTAAAGCAAGGCCTCATCCTGAGGAGCCGCGCAGCGGCGTCTCGGAGGATGCTTCCAGTGTGCGCTGGAGACGCCTCGCCCTTCGCGACGCTGCGCTCCTCAGGGTGAGGCTGTGTTGAGAACGGAATTCCTGCGCATCGTTCGCTCTCATTCAAGAGACTTTCTTCAAGTCATTAAGGAACCCCGTAATGCCCAACAAACGACGCGGCGAGGTGGCGCTGCATCTCGGCGACACGCGCTACACGCTCTGCCTCACCCTCGGGGCGCTGGCGGAACTGGAGGATGCGTTCGCGGTCAACGATCTCATGGCTCTCGCCGAGCGCTTCGGCTCGGGACACCTGTCGAGCCGCGACCTGCTGACCCTGCTCGCCGTGGCTTTGCGCGGCGACGGCCATGCGATCAGCGACCGGGAAGTCGCGAACCTTCCGCTGCATGACGGCATCGAGCCCGTGGCGGCGGCCATCGCGGAGCTCTTGGTCGCAACCTTCGGCGCACCCGCAAACCCTCCAGTGCCGCAGGACGCATGAGCGAGCCCCAGGCTTTTCCCTGGGATGACGCCATGACGCTGGCCCTCGGCGTCCTGCGGTGGAGCCCCGCCGAATTCTGGCGCGCGACCCCGCGCGAACTGACGGCCGCATGGGACGGATTGAACGGCGGCCGCCCCATGGGACCCGCCGTCGGCCGCGATCTCAGACGGTTGATGGAGGCCTTTCCGGATGAATGAAGCGCACGAGGATCATCGGCTTAGTCGGAGGGACCCTCGTCATAGCCTTTCAGCTTCAGGCACTGTGCGTAGACATCTTTCGCGCCACGAGTTGCAGACGTGTTGGGTGGGGCGGCATATATTATCTTGGAGGCTTCGTAGAAGCACTCATCACGGGCCCTGTCGAATTGCAGATCTCCAGTGGGCTTAAGCTCTAACTCTTCCGGCCGCGTACACCCGCATATAGCCATCAGCACGATAAGGAGTGACAGCTCTGACCAATGCATTCGCAAAGAATGCAGAAGGCAATGCATCGTTCGTCGTCCCCTCGCGGCATGGTCCTAAAGTTTAACTTCGTCGGACGTGCCAAGGAATTTGATGCCTTTCGACTCGACGCAGAGAATGTAAATCTTGCGAAATCTCTCACCCGCTACAGGCGACGGCCTGATCGGGGTCACAGCCTTCTCCGCTTCGAATAAACATTCCTTACGAGCTTTTAGCCACTGAGCATCTGTCATAGAGCCCGAATCGAATAGAAGATCTGGCTTTTTGCTCTCGGCAACACACCCGCTCATAACAATCACTGACGCAGAGACTGAGAGAAGGTAAATAATGGCCTCAGACCCAAGAAATGATCCTGGCGATCTTGGCGAAGATAAAGCTGCTAGTAACAGACAACGCCAGCCCAACACGCTCATCGGGCTCTCGGACAGGTTCGGTGAATCCCTGACCAATGCTTTTGCGAAGAATGTTGCAGAAGGCAAGAAATTCGACGACGTTCTCAAGTCCGTGCGTCAGTCTCTTGTGGAAACAGGGTTACGTATGGCGCTGGCGCCCCTCCAACTGGCCCTGAGCCAGAGCGCCAAGACCATGACGACCGGCGCCATGGGCGGCGCGCTGCCGATGGATGCGGGAGGGCTCTTCGGCGGCATCGTGAAGGGCCTCGGCTCCCTGTTAGGCTCCCTCTTCGGCGGCGGTTCCGGGTCCACTTTCGCCCAGGGCGGCGTGTTTTCGCGCGGGATGGTGATGCCGTTCGCCCAAGGGGGCGTGATCGGCGCGCCGACCTATTTTCCGCTGGGGCGCGGCCTCGGGCTCATGGGCGAGCGCGGCGCGGAGGCCGTGATGCTGCTGGCGCGCGGACCGGACGGGCGGCTCGGCGTGCAGGCGGGCGGGGCGGGGCGTTCCGCGTCGATCACGGTTAATACCAAGTCCCGCTGA